GTAAAAGCTGAGGAAATGGCTAAGAAGTATGATTGTCCCTTTGTGGATAATGAAATGCCTTATGGCAGAGTCCCGCAGGGACATCCGGTGATCGTGGATTATTTCTATCATGAGGAAATCCGTGGGACAGAAAATACCGGAAAAAGAAATCGATAACTTCCAGTTTGCACGGCTATTCTAACTCTCCCTTTTTCCTTTTTTGTTCAGGCTCATCACGCAAAATTTCAAGATAATCGTCAATCGTCTGACTTGCCTTGTCTAAATCAGTATACTCTTTTTTGAGGTAGCGGTATTCTTCGTAGAGTTTTTCACGCTCCTCATACAACGCTTGTCGCTGACGGTCAAGCGAAGTTTCTGACGGAAACTTACCGTCGGGATACAGCGATTTTAACCTACTGCCAACGCTCTTGTACTCATCGAGTACGGGAGCGTTTTTCTTTGTATATTCTTTTTGTTTCCATACTGAAAGAGACTTGTACTTGTCATGATGCGGTTTACTGCGTTGAAATTGTCGGACAAGTTCTATCTGGTTTTGTCAATATCACTTGACACATTTTATTCGAACAAGAATTATGCAACGAGAAAGATATGATCATAGTAGAGCTTTCTTCGGGCTGACGGAGGCAGCCCGCCGTTGGCGGTGCAGATTCCCCACATACTTTCACAGCGTGCATTATCATGACATCTTCCGCCGGCACTGTTCATGCTTTGAATGATCCCATATTTCTTTACAGCAGCTTGGTACTCTTCGCTTGTATACTGACTGCCTCTGTCCGAGTGGATGATACAGCCCTTTATATCAGGATATGATTTGTTTGCGTTTTCAAGAGTATGGCAGCAGAGCGAAGCTCTCATATTATCTTCAATAGCTATCCCCAGCGGCATCAGATCAAAGCAGTCAAATATCACTGAAACATAGAGCCTTCCATCCTTTGCCTTCACCTCGCTTATGTCGGTCACAGCTTTTTTCAAAGGCCTGTCTGCGTAAAAATCACGTCTGAGAAGATCATCCGATTTTCGAGCAAGCCGATCCGCTTTGGTTATCCCGTTTGGCTTTCTGCGAGGCTTGTGTATCAATCCTATCTGCACCATGACCTTGCGTACAGTAGCTTCACATGGAATGTCAATGTCAGTTTTCCCGGCATCCTTTCTCTGCTGCAATGCAAGATACATACGCTCTCTGCCGTAGCAGTCATTATATTGGTCTTCTTCGTGGATCTTCATCATTTCATCTGCAAGTGCCTGATACTTCCAGGGGGCGTTTTTATGGCTGAGATGATCGTAAAATGCTTGTCTTGTAACCTCTAAAGCCTTGCAGTAAAAACTGATCCTTCCTGTGATCCTACCGTCATCAGTCTTTTTGGAAATGAACTTTAACCGTTCTTCTTTCCTGACTTCCGACGGTTCGCGGCGAAAAAAGCAGATGCTTCCTCCAGAAATTCATTAAGCTCTTCAAGCTCACGGTTTTTCTTTTCAAGCTCTTTGATCCGTTTGTTTGCTGCCTGAAGCTGCTGTGCTATAGTAAGTGACTCTCCCGGTGTACGTGAGCCTGCACCTGTGTCTATTTCTCCGATCCGTGCCTTTTGCACCCACGTCCCAAGCGTCCCTTTGGGGATGCACAGCTCATCTGCTGCTGCCTTGGTGCCAATCTCCTTTGCGAGCTTTATTGCCTGCTTTTTAAACTCTTCATCATATTGTTTTCCTGTTCCCATTGATGACACACTCCTTTGTTTTTATTATACTTTGATTGTTTTGTATGTGTCAAGTTTTATTATACAGGATTATTCTGAGGGACATTTGTCTCCAAGATATCCGATAAGGAACAGCCTTCTTCTTGACTGCGGTATACCAAGCAGGTTGGGTACGTTTTCAGCGATAAAGTAACGGGGGCGCTTGGCTTCAAGGATTTGGATATAGTTAAAAAACAGGTTTCCTCTATCGTCCTCAAAAGCGAGTCTGCGCCCCGCGACACTGAACGATTGGCAGCACGGGCCTCCAACGAGCAGATCAAAATCCGGCATATTTCCGTAATCGATTTTTGTGATGTCCTCATAAAAAATTTCCCCCTTTGTGTCATACAGCGTTCTGTAGGCTTTCTGTGCGAATCTGTCAATTTCACACCATCCGACGCACTCAAACCCGCCTACTTTTTCAAAAGCCGAACGGAACGCTCCTATTCCTGCAAACGCTTCGAAATATTTTATCATTTATCACCGTTCCTTTCCTTTTTGTAATAAAAAAACGGCTAAGTCTTTTTCAAAACTTAACCGTTACATTGACATATTCATTTCTTCGTTTTCTTCAAGATCTTCCGTTTCTGTAATTTCGTCATTCAGAGCATTTTCTTCTGCTTGCTCGTCTGTCTGAGCTTGTTCCTGATCGATTTTATGGAACTGATCCACATCGGGGATAACCCCAAGCGTTCTTCCGTTGTCAAATTTACAATGCAGAGTTCCTGCATCGTCCACAAATTGAACTATGCCTTTAGTACCTGGTGGAATCGGACGGGGATCGTTATCCATACTGTCAAGGCATATCCGAGTTCCTTCGGGATATCTCTGCCTGAGCATTTCTACCTTCTTTTCGTTGTAAATCATATAACACCTCACATCGTCATTCCCATATCGGGTTCTTCGGTCATGTCCTCGGTCTGACTGCTGTTCATTTTTTACTTGATCACCTCCAGTCGTTTTAGATTCCCTTTTTATAGTATATTTGTTATCAAGCCTCCTTTGAAATAAAAAAAGACCGCTTTGTCGTTTATCACATTTCGTGATATTTGACAAAACAGCCTTCTAAACTTTGTGAATGTTTTTTCATAAAAAATCGGCAGGCTTAGAGCAAAATATACTCAAAGTCTGCCGTTATGTTCGATATTTTTTGTTGTGTAGGGTTCGACTCCCTTTTTTTCGTGAAAACTGGTGAAAAGCATCCACGGTTTTACATTAAAATTTTTTGTTTTCTAAATATCAAAAAAGCCCGTAAACACGGGCTTTTTAAGGTGAGTATCCATTTGGTATCACCAATATGGTTGCGGGAGCTGGATTTGAACCAACGACCTTCGGGTTATGAGAACTAGCAGGCAACAAACAGCATGAGTGAAGCCCCTCGCAAAAGTAACTATAAGCCCCGTGGAGAAGTGATAAGCAACGAGGGAAAACTACTCACGGAAGCAGGCGCAAGCCCTCACATGGAGCGACAAGCGACACAAGGCAAGCTCCACAAGAGCAAAAAGAAAAAACACGGAAAAAGAAAACAAAAAACGCAAACAAACAGCGGACAAAACCACAAAGAAAAAGACTCGAGGAAAGCAGCGCATATTCTAAGAGAAAAAGAAAAAAAAGCGAAGCGCTATCTATGTGGGAAATCCATCAGGCGAGCGGCTAGGGGGTGAATTTTTGGGGTGTTGGAAGTGTTGGAAATGTTGGGAGTGTTGGAAAATCTATGATTTTTCAACACTCTCAATGTTTTCAATGCTTTCAATGCTCCAAAAAGAGGGGAACGCCGCTCAAGTTACCCCCTCATTGCGAACGCAGTTCGCACCAAACACAGCGCAGGGAAGCGCACAAGTTCCACAAGGGAGAAACAGCACGGCAGGGGCGACAGCACAGTGCAGGGGGAGCGCACAAGCTCCACAAGGGTGAAACAGCACGGCAGGGACGACAGCACAGCGCAGGGGGAACACACAAACTCCACAAGGGAGAAACAGCACGGCAGGGGCGACAGCACAGCGCAGGGGGAACACACAAACTCACAAGGGAGAAACAGCACGGCAGGGTCGACAGCACAGTGCAGAAAAGCGCACAAGCTCCGCAGGACGGCAAGAGCGACAACTCAGGAAAGCAGGAACGAGGGCGGCAGGCTTTCAGAAGTTGCGGCTTTGGCGGTCGTTGTTCTGAAAACCTATAATCAAGTTGTCATTGAGCGTTGCAAGGTATGCGTTGACCTGCTCCAGCTCCTTGCGCATTTCACGGGCTTCAAACCATGTGCCTATGATCGCTACAATGATTAGAATAAATACGATTAATCCTATTATAAACCAAACTGTAAATGTTGCTAATGCTGCTTCCATTACTTTTCCTCCTTGATTTTGATAACAGCCTTAGGGCTGTTCTTTTGTGTTATGTTGTACTTGCTGTTGGTTTCGTCTTTATAACCTACACCCCTTTTGTCATTCGTCAAACCTGTGATGTAGTCTAAGCTTACTTTGTAATATCTCGCAAGTATAATTATCAGGTGTAAGGGTATCTCCCTTTTGCCCTTTTCGTACATACTGTATTGTTGCTGTGAAATTTGTAAAAGCTCTGCAATTTCTGATTGCTTGCACTCGTTGTCCTCTCGTAAATCTTTTAATCTTTGATAAATATACACAACATTCCTCCTCTTTGTTTGTTAATCTCTACAAATTATAACACACATTCGTTCAAATGTATTGACATACATTCAAAAGTATGTATAATATAATCATGGTACATACAAATGAATGTACACAACAAGTAAAGGTGAGCGGATAACCTCAACCGCAGAAAGGAAAAAACATGAGAGGAATACTTATAGGAGCAATCCACAAGAAAGGCACATTTACGGACGATAACGGAAAATCAATCGACTATGACAACTTGGTGCTACAGGTGCAAAAGCCTATAGAAAACAAGTTGGCAGATGATTCAAATTTCGTTCAGGGTGTCGGTTACACTATCGCCAATGACTGCAAGTGTGCTTGGAGCGAAAGAGGAAACGTGTTCGGTAAAGATGTGTCTATGAAAGATATCGGAGAACTTGTCGGAACGGAAATCCAGTATTTCTACAACGATAAGAAGAAGCTTGAAGCGGTCATTATCTAAGGGGGCTTGAACATGACAGTATACGCACTTTATTTTTGCTTGGTGGTGGCACTTGCCCTGTTTTATTGCCTTACTCGTTGCTTTAAGGCAATTGATAAGAAAAATAAAGAAATTTCTAAACTGCAGTTCCGTGTTAAAGAACTGGAGCGACAGGCTCAGGGAATTGAGGTTGTGGGCGTTGAATGATGTCACTTCTTCACAGATTGATTTATCGTCTGTTACTACCTCTGATCAGGTTGACGAATATAATATGTCGGCTGTTATCGAAAATCAGCACACTATAATCAATAATCAAAATATTACAATTTCATATTTAGGCACTATATGCTTTTTGATAACAATATCTATCGGTATTTATCTTGTCATCAAGTTTGGCAAGTGGATATATAGCTTAATTAATTAAGAAAGGAGAATGTGTTAATGAATCCTGTTTCTACAACTGCAGAAAGTGGCAATACTCTCATAAATGTCGGTGAACTTATGACACAGTTCGCTAATTCTGCTATTCAGGGCGTTTCCGATTCTATTGTCGCTCTTATTCCTGTGATAACTCTGACAACTGTAATCGGTATTGCTATCAGAATGTTCAAAAAGTACGTAAAGGCGTAAGCCTGACAGCAACGAGGGCAGTTCATTCAGTGAACTGCCCTTTTATTATGCCAATTTTTAAGGGGGAATTATGATAAATAGAAAACTTAAAGCAACGCTGTCATTAGTGCTTGCCCTTATCGTGATGTGTTCGGCTTGCGTGGTGCCTGTGTTTGCACTTGATGATGTAAGCGGTGGGGGTGTTGGCGGTGAAATTGCTATTCAGACTAATGCGTATAACATGGCTTGCGATAAACTTAAATCACTTGGCTGTGATACTGATAATGTAAATTATATTTTTTGCACTGATACACAATGGACTGATAAACGTTATTTCCTATGGGTTTTAAATACTGATAGTTTAGACCTTGAAAATTTTGTTTCTAAAAGCTTTGACGCAAGATTTTATTGTCAGGTTAATTATAACATGAATACTGGTAAAATGCATATAGAACGTTCTGGAATTAACGCATCATATTCCAATATTCCTTTCTATAATGCAACTGGCAACCCTGGGGGGCAATTTCATGTTGTTCATACAAATATTGATATCAGTAATAACGGCATTTCGTTGAATTATCCTGGTAGTCAGCCATATATAGCTACTATTTCATTTGATGAACAAAACAAAATGTTTTCTTTTTATTTTGTGCCGAGAAAAGGCGGCGAGATATACAATGTAAATATTGCCGTATCTAATCAATCTGAATGGGATTATCCTAACTCTGACGGGTGGTATTATCTATCTGATGATTATTCGGGTGACTATACAAAAGAAAATCCTTTGGATGTTTCTGTTTCTCTTGATGAAATGCTTGGTAACATAAGTAATAGCAATGATGTTAAAAATTCAGGCAAGTTTTACTTTTATCTTATTGCGGTCAAGGGTAAGGGTGATGAAGCGTTATATAAGGATAGATTTTGCGCCGCAAGTTATGAGTACAGTCTTGTTGATACTGTAGATAGTCACAAGAAAGAGCCTTTCAGCGAAAAGAAAGACTATGAAGAATTTCCGTCATTGTCTGATTATATAGATACTGATTTTCCTGATATAAGGGATTACGTTAATTTTGATATGTTTCATGACTTGGACGGCATAGCTGACTTTGTAAAAGCTGTTGTTGAATTTCTGTGGAACGCTTTCACAGGCTTCTTCCGTTGGCTGTGGGCGGCTTTGAAATTTGTATTCTTCAACTTCTTAGGCATTTTTGAGTGGCTCGGCAAGTGTTTGTGGACTATTGTTAAAAATATCGGCATTGCACTGTATAATCTCGTGGTCGACTTGAAGAAGCTCGTTACCTATCTTTTTGTACCTAACTCAAAAGATTTGAATGTGGCTATAGAAAGCAAGTTTCCTGCTTATGCAAAGTTGAGAAAAGCTTTTCAGCAGGGTAAGCAATCATCATCAAATTCAGTTACGTTTACACTTTTCGGAAAGAACTTTGATTTTAATATGAACTCCGCTCCGAACGAGCTTAAGAGTGCGCTGTTCAATGCTTCAACTATAGCAATGTACGCTATCTGTATCTATGCGACAATTAAGGCTTTGTTCCGTTGCTTCGGAATACAGCTTCATGAATCAAGTGAAAGTGAGGGAGAATAATGATAACTGCGAAAATAGTAGAGCTGTTCTTTAGTCTGCCGTTCTTTAAGTCATTCTCAATAAGTGATGAAGCTTATTCGGCTCTTAGGGATATGATTTCTTTTCTGTATCAGCTTGACCAATTCTTAAATCTTGAATTGATGTTTGAGAGCATTTTCTTTGTTCTCGGACTTCTGCTTGTATCTGCACTTGTGAACTTTGTAAGGGGGCTTTTGTAATGTGGGCTGCATTCTCAAATATAAATTGGAAAGCTATGCTTGTTCCGCTAGTTGTGGGTAGTGCTGTGGTGGGCATTATCGTGCTTTTAATGCTTTTCGGAACGCCTGTCCTACACGCTTTTCCTTTGTCAGTCAAGGACACATTTAAGACTATTAGGAAACGCTTGAAAGGTGAAGAAGTTCCCTTCAATATGTATGGCTTGTATCTCTATAACGGCTTAGGCGGTCGAGGTAAAACTATAAGCATGGTGAAACGTGCGCAAGAGGTCAAGAGTAGATTTCCGAAAGTGCTTATCTGTGCTAACTTTCATACGGAAGTGGCTGACAGATTTTTTGATTGTTGGGAAGATATCTTGAACGTTGAGAATATTGACGAAAACGGTGTTAATCAAGGCGTGCTGTTTCTATTCGATGAAATGCACCTGACTCTTAACTCTCAATCATGGAAAGATGCTCCGGACGAGCTTCTCGAATATATCTCACTGCAACGGCATTTACACAAGTGTATATGGGGGTCGGCTCAGGAGTGGAAAAGGTGTACAAAAATAATTCGTGAGCAGGTCAATTATATCATAGATTGTAAGGCGTATTTTAATTCACGTCTTATCGTCAATAAGTGCTATACAAAAGAAAACTATCTCATTAACGGAGAGCAGGGCAGTGCAGGAACGAGGAAACGTCCGAAAGAATGGAAAGAAACATTCTGTGCTACTGATGAATTAAGGTCGCTTTATGACACAGAAGAAATTGTTAAGGGGCTGAAAATCGGTCGGACGAGTGAGCAAGAGAAAATAGCAAGCAGAATTTTAAAAGCTATGCAAGATTGATTCAGCCACGTGCGCACGCTCCTGCGTGCGCCGTGGCGAACAGCTTGCAAGCTTAGAAATTTGCGGTTATATACTTGATAATAACCGCAAATTTCCGTCAAAAACTAAAATGGCGGTGGGAAAATGGCAAATTTTTATGATTTACCCCCTGAGGTCGTTTTAAAAAATACTAAAACAAAAATCTACGCTGACGGCTCTTCGACAACAACTTATTGCAACAATTACATATTCGTTGACAAAAACCTTGAAGAATATCAGCAAAATCAGAAAATACTACAGCTTAAACGAAAATAGGAGAAATTTGAGAAATCTCAGCATGATGAAGATGTTCAAACAGATATGTTTGAGATAATCAAAAAGCCTGCAAAGGTTTCAAAAGAGGAAAGAGGGGAACGGACAGATATATTAAAGCGTGCAAAAGACAAGGTCTTTGATATAGCCTTTTCAAATGAGTGGGCGTATTTTCTCACTATCACTTTCAATGGCAGTGAGTACGATTTTTCAAACGCTGATTTTGTTAAGAAAAAACTTAGGCGGTGGCTTGAAAATCAGGTCAAGCGGAAAGATATGAAATACTTGCTCATTCCTGAAAGGCATAAGAACGGCGGCATACATTGTCACGCTCTTATCAATGATTGCTTTGATATGGCTGATTCAGGCACAAGGCTCGTAATGGGATATAACAAGCCTGTGACATTAAAGACCATAGAGGAAAAGAATTTGCACGTTAGAAACGTTGTGTATAATATACCTGAATGGAAATACGGCTTTTCCACGGCTATTCCTGTGGAAAATAATTCGGCGGCTCTTGCGTTCTATATCACAAAATATATTACAAAGGGCAATAATAAGATATTCGGCAAGTATTATTGGAGCAGTCGGAACTGTAATCGAGACCCTCAGATCATATACAGTAATACCGATTTTGATAGCGTTTCAAAGTCGGCTATTACAAAACCTTATACCTCTAATCAGTATAAATACAATACAAATGTAAATATTATTCCGAACTTTGAAGAAGTTTCAGCTAGGTTTGATAATATTGCAGATTTCCTTGATTATATTTACTCTGACGAATACCGCAAGGAATATGATGATTATTTTGAAAGGAGTGAACTAAATGAATGATGAAATGCTTATTGCTTTTCAACGTTTTCTATCTGATACTTGCAGGATTAGTTATAATCATTATTTGTCATTGTCTGAAAATGTTCAGCAACAAATACTTGAAAGCTTTTATAATAACGATTGCAATTCTGATATTGTTAGGGCTTTACGTAATACTTCGCCTGCAACTGAATCAAAAAGTTTCCTTGAATATCTCCGCAAGCACAGGCTTTCAAGAGCCGTCTTTCATCAGCTTGATAACGTGACAAAGGTAAAAATCTATAACAACTATCATCAGGAAAGGACCTTGGCAAAATGATAATGAGCATTGAAAACATTGACACGGATAAAATTTTGTTCTGTGACTATATCATAGTATGGAATAATGAAACGTGTTACAGAAAATCTCCGTCAACTTATGATGGCTATGTAGGTATCATAACAAAATACCTTTACCCTTATTTCAAGAGCAAAGGACTTAGGCTTATTGACGTTAAGCCTATGCACATAGAGGGCTATCAAAGGCACATACTGCATGATACAAGGCTTTCTGTGAATACGCTCCGTAAACATCATGAAGTCATGCGTGCGTGTCTGAATTACGCATATAAGAACGATTTTATAAGCAAAAATCCTTACACGGCTTTTTCACTTCCTCGAAAGGTGGAAAATGAAATGTCATATTATACAGAAGAACAGCTCTTGAAACTCCTTCGTGTAGCTTATGGTACTCAGATAGAAAGCTTTGTGTATCTCGCCGTGTGGTTTGGACTTCGCAAGTCTGAGATACTCGGTTTGCGTTGGGAGAATGTTGATTTCCTCGGGCGTTGTCTTTATATCCGTGAAACAAGAACGAGGATAAAAGACTATAAGTCAGGGCATTGGGTCGAAAGTCAAAACAAGAGAATGAAAACAGTTAAATCACGTCGTGAGTTTCCTCTAAGTGATGAACAACTTGACTACTTGCATAAGCTTTATAGCAGACAAGCTCCACTGTGCAAGGCAAGGAATTATGTGTGCGTGAACGCTGAGGGTGTACCGCTTCACTATGATTATGTACTGCACGCCTTTCAAGACTTGCTCCGCAAGAACGATTTGCCTAAAATTCGCATACATGACCTTAGACACAGCAATGCAACGCTTATGCTTAATAGCGGTTTCAGTATGAAAGAGGTTTCGGAGTGGCTCGGTCACAGTACATACAAGCTTACTGCTGATACATATACTCATGTATCGGTTGAGAATAAAGCTCAGATGTCGAAAACGATAGGCTATAAGCTTTCACCTTATAATGGTGATAACTTATGAGTGTAGCATTACGGCTTATTTAGGGGCGTTTCTGCTTTATGTGAGCTATGTTCTTGAAATGATTATTGAGAATTTTGAAAGGAATGCTGAAAATGAAAGAGTTTAATTTTTGGTGCAAGGAAAATACTGATTTCGGTAAGTGTGATAATAAGGAATGCGGTTTTTTTGAGTGCGGTTGTTATGGTTACTGTGAGGAATGTGTTTATCATTTTACGGATTCAACTGTTTGTGAAAATTGTTCCGCTCCTCAATTTATGAGAGATTATGCAAAACATCAGGAAAATGACTAATAAAAAAATGCAGGGGCTTAATGCTCCTGCATATCTTTTTCGAGTAGTTCAATTATAAGGGCGTTCAGGCTTTTGCCTTGCCGTTCTGCATGGGCTTTGTATTCTTCTCGTTTGCCCTTTGGCATTCGTAAAGATACTTGGTCATATGCTTTTGAAATGTATTTGCTTGTGGCTTTCTTTTGTGCTTCGCTTACCATGTTATCACCCCTTTGCTCTATTATATCATATAATTATAATGCTATCAATATACAATTTCAACATATAATGCTAGCAAATTTCATGCAAAATGCCTATTGATATATTGCTAGCAATATGCTATAATATATATAGTGAAAGAGATAAAGGGAACTTTCACAGCGGAGGAAATTGAAAGGAGTGAGGATAATGCAGAACATGCCTACAGCTACAGAACTTGCGATAAAGTATGCAAAGCGTGAACAGCTTAGAATTATAATAGACAAGGCTCTGAACATTCATGCTGATTGCGAATATGAAGCTTTATCAAAGCTGATTAACGAACTCAAACAAATGCTTGAAGAAGCATAAAAAATGTAGTCGGCAATCCGTCAAAATACACCGACTACATATTCACACACAAACTCGGATATCCTCCGCTTTGTAAATCCGAGTATAACACAAATTTTACTAAATGTCAAGTTGAAAGGATTGTTGAAAATGACTATTTCAAACTACTATGTTCGTGAGTATCTTCACCTTTATCATGAATATCGTAAGGTAATTAATATATTTGATGCTTTTCTTTTGTATGGGAAAATAGAATACACTCTCGGTGAGTTGCGGAGAGATTTTTCACTTGACTATCAATTTCACTGTGCCCTTCATGATAGGCTCTTTAATCTTTCCTGTCGTACTTGCGGAAAGTTCGGCAAACTTAATTCTCAGAATGATTTCTGATTATTATTCGTGTAAATAAAATAAAGAGAAGCCTTTTTTCAAGACTTCTCTTTGCTGGTTGCGGGAGCTGGATTTGAACCAACGACCTTCGGGTTATGAGCCCGACGAGCTACCGAACTGCTCCATCCCGCGATATTTTATTGTTTTTTACTGCTCTCTCTTGAGTGCTTATTTATTATATCACAAATGAATGTGAATGTCAATACCTTTTTTGCAATTTTTTTATTTTGGCTGAAAACTCTTGACTATTGTATCCAAATCGGGTATAATATATACGATATCGGGGTGTGGCGCAGATTGGTAGCGCGCTACCTTGGGGTGGTAGAGGTCGCCTGTTCAAATCAGGTCACTCCGACCAATATATCAAAACGGCTTTCCACTTTGTGGGGAGAGCCGTTTTTTAGTTGAATAGTGCTAAAGATTTTCAAGCGCTATAATTTTTTTATGTAATTCAGACGCGAATTTTTCAAGAGCAGACTTAGACCAAATTAAATTCGATTGATTTTTTTCGAGTAAATCAAGGATATAACTATAAGCGGCTTGATAAATATCATATTCGGATATAGCAGTAAGATTAATCATACCTTTTTCATAATATGAATTCATTGCATACATAAGCTGAAAGCATATCCTACTTAGTTTTTCTTCATTTTTTTGTGCAGTGACATCATAAGGGTTATTCTCTAAAATAAGACCTTCCTTTACCCATTTTGCATCGTAAACACGATACGCAAAAGCAAGAATATAATAATTATCAATAGTTTCAAGTTTTTCCATATAAATCAATCCTTTCAAATTTAATTAAAGGGGTGGGGCTGAAACAGTCAACCCCTAGAACTGTTAATATTCACGGATACGATAAAATGTAAAAATATTATAATTTTTAAAATCAGTAGGACTAACACGAGATACAGTTATATGAAACATACGTGAATAATGGTAAGAAGAGTTCCAATAAAGTTTTGCAACATTACGGGCATCATTAGCATTATGAGCGTAGCAATAGTAAAAATAATGATGTTCACCGAATTTTTTAATATCAAAATCAACACGATATAAATTTAGTTTTTTCATTTTAATCAACCCTTTCAACTTGACATTTAGTAAAATTTGTGTTATACTCGGATTTACAAAGCGGAGGATATCCGAGTTTGTGTGTGAATATGTAGTCGGTGTATTTTGACAGATTGCCGACTACATTTTTTTATGCTTCTTCAAGCATTTGTTTGAGTTCGTTAATCAGCTTTGATAAAGCCTCATATTCGCAATCAGCATGAATGTTCAGAGCCTTGTCTATTATAATTCTAAGCTGTTCACGCTTTGCATACTTTATCGCAAGTTCTGTAGCTGTCGGCATATTCTGCATTATCCTCACTCCTTTCAATTTCCTCCGCTGTGAAAGTTACCTTTATCTCTTTCACTATATATATTATAGCATATCGGGTACAATATATCAATTGATAAAATAAACAAATATATAGGGTACATATTGTGCATTATGTATATTGTACACATATATAAAATGTAGTATAATATCAGTAAAGGCGGTGATATTATGGCATATTCAGAAGCACAAAAAAAAGCAACTGCAAAGTACATGAAAAATAAGCTTGACGATATCAAGGTACGAGTGCCAAAAGGAAAGCGTGAAGTCTACAAAGCCCATGCAGAACGCAAGGGCAAGAGCCTGAACGCACTTATAATTGAACTACTCGAAAAGGATATGCAGGAAGAAGATTAATCTTCTTCCTGCTTTTGCGTATTCTGAGAAAAGCGCTCTTTGAGTTTTTCACGCTCAACAACATATAATTCAGACAAGCTACACATTGAATTCATCAGACAATGACGTAGTTCATTCAAATCATCAGTAACGCACATACGATTTATAGAACCTTTGAGCATATCAACGGAATTCATAGTTTCTTTGTGTTTTTGCTCCGTATAAAATTTACTTTTCATTTTAAAAACTCCTTTATTATTCAAATTTGAGATTATTCTATGTAACTCATTATTTATAAAACACACAGACAATTAAAGGATTTATATAAGCTAACAAAAAAGCCAAAAGTAACAGGGTATCAAGATTATCACCATAGAAAAGAAAAACATCAACGAAAATGAGAATAAGAACTAAAATCAAAAGCAAAAATAAAATAATAGGGATAAAAACCATAAAATCACATCTTTCTAATTAATATAATATATTATTCAAATTTGAGATTATTCACAGCTTTGCACATTTGACTGAAATTGCTATGTACATAACGCTGGGTAGTTGTTATATCAACGTGTCCGAGCAATGCTCTGAGGGTTTCGATATCTGCACCGCACTGAATAAGATACGTTGCATAGCTATGTCTAAGCTTGTGCGGGGTGAGATACTGTAAATCAGGGTACTTTGTTTTCTGTTGCTCATAGAACGCTCTGTAGAGCCTGTTATAACGTCTAAGGGATATTACTGTATGTGTTAAGGGTGAAACGAACAGAAAGCCGTCTGAGACGTCCTGAGAGCGTATCTGATGAAGAATAGCTATTGCATTACTATGCAAGGGGATAAGCCTATCACGGCGAGATTTTGTGGTCTGTACAATCCTATCACCGCATGAAGTATGTACGAGTGTCTGACAGACTTTAAGATATCTATTATCAAGGTCAATGTTATCCCAATTAAGGGCGAGAAGTTCACCACGGCGGAGACCTGTCCACAAGTCAAGCTGAAACATTCTGCAAACTCTACTATCATCATCAAAAAGATGTACGAGATTATCGGGGCTGAAATATTCAGCTTCTTTTTTTATACGTTTTGGAGGTTTAACATAGTCGCAAGGGTTTTTGTCACAATAACCATTAACTATAGCTTCACGGAAAACACGTTTAAGTAAGAAATATGAACGTCTTTGGCGGTCATTACTGTAAGATAGAGTGGATTTAAGACAATTCTGAATATCAATAGGCTTGACCTCTGTAAGCTCCATATCGGCTATATAACCGAAGTGTTTTTGATTTATATAGTAATAGTCCTTATAGCAATCATAGGCTATCACATCAACGCAGTATGCGTTATAGAACATCTCAAACCATTCTTTAAAAATCATAGGACATCATCATTTCCATTCTCTTTAAGATATTGAAGTATATCATTGCAGTTCTTTTCGACTTGACTTGAAAAGGTGAAACTGCTTTCATACTGATAACAGACATTAGCACGAGGGGGAGAAACTATAGGCAAATCATCTTTGAAATCTGAATTGCAATAAATCTCTTTAGTTTTACGGACTATGTTCTTACTACTCCAGAAGAATTTACCGAAAATTTTCTTTACGTCCTTAGTAATGTACTTTGTGACGTAAAAAGCTAGGTTTGACATCTGTCCGTAAGTCTGAATAGCTGTTGAGAAACCATAGCGCCAATCAGACACGTTATATACAACAGGCAAATCAGATATATCACAGCCGAGTTTATCACATATATGCAGGCGCTTTATAGTATCTATTTTAAGGGGCTTGTCATGACCTTTAACAAGGCGTGTACCACTATCAATGAACTTGAAATCACAATCGTTTATAAGAGCGTGGCAATGTATACCGCCTTTTTTGTGAAACTCAGGAACGAGGACATAACGCAAGCCTTTACGTTGAACAGCATTATCAAACCATCGTTTCAAGGGCTTAAAGACTTCACGAGGGTCGGAGCGGTCAAAATCTTTACCGCTGAATGTAATAGTAAGAAAGTACATCCAATCGTTTTGATATACGATATCAAAAATACTTTGCTTAGCACGTTGCAAACTATCAAGACGAACTTCACCACTACGCTCTTGCTTATCCTTAAATTTTCTCGTATCAAACATATCAAACATTATGTTTCCGTTTTCGTCCTCATACTCAAAATAACATATGTAATTTTCACGAGCCTTTTTAAGTTGAACTTGTCTTGAACGTTCGTCAATACTATGCTCATGCTTGCAGTGATACTCAAATGCAGGGTCTTTAAAAATGTGTCGGTCAGAACGTGTTATAGTATAACTGCCGTCACGATATTCCTTTATCTTTGTATTGCACTTGACCTCTTTAGAGGACGTTTTTAGGGGCATTTTTAACACCTCATTTTTAAAAGTGAGTACTTTTTGTGGCTAATATCAAGTAATAGCCACACGCACCGCAGGGCGGCGCAAGCGCTCGCCCCTGCGGTCGCTCGTGGCTATACGCCACGTCTTTTTCGCAGGCTTCTGCTTGTCTTTCTATCGTGCATTATGTCACTTGTGACATCTACTCCACGATTAGCAAGTATTTCCGTGTCGCTGATATACTCCTTATCAAGCATATTATCTACAAGCTGAGAAGTATCATATAGTTGTCGGCTCTGATTAGTCTGCAAATACAAACGACTATAGAGCTTTTTCGGCATATATGACTTATTCTCCGTATACGCTTCATACTCGTCTATATCATAGGTTTTAACCTTAATAAGACGTGTATAAGGGTGACGGAATGTAGCACGACACGTTGACACAGTAGCCGTTATATCTCGTATCTGCTTATCAAGAAGATTGAAGCGTTGAACTGTAGCAAGTATCATCATTTTGCGCTTTCTGCACTGGCAAAGGTGCTGAAAAAGCGGTTTAGGGACGGCTCTTTTACCACCTGAGAAATCACGAGAATTAAAGATAGTACCTATCTCATCAATTACAACTATACAATTCTTAGGAGCGTGCAGGATATCTTGTGCGGAATTAAGCTTATATATATTCGTCCACTCAGGAAAATTTTGAAGATTGATATTTGTTAGTATAGACAACTGAGGATAACGAACGCAATAGTTATATGCTATCTGAGCGAGGGTTGACGTTTTACCGGTGCCGAATTTACCGGTGTAGAGGTGTATGCCCCAACCTTGAAAAATAGCAGAATTATTGAAGTATGCACCGAAAAGGTGATCATATACCTCATAGGCGATAAAGGGCGGTATTTGTTTTATGTAATCAAATAGTATCATAACATTAATCCTTTCTAAAATAATCAACAAGATGAAAAACAGAAAAAATAAGATGATGTATAATAATCTCCAAAAGAAAAGAAAAAACAAATCCAAATAAAGCAGTTTGTTTAGAAGTAGTAAAGGGATATGAAACAATACTATTAAAAGTAATTACATGAAAAACTATAAAAGGAGCAATGAAAAACCAAGTATCAAGCATACAACACATAAAGTTAATTATATGAAATAGTTTTCTATTCATGTAACACCTCACACCGCACTTGCACAACGTGTCATGCGTATCATCACATTATAAAAGAACTTACAGAAGATACAGAGCATAACCACAGCGAATATAAATGCCATGCCGAGAAGCAAAGCATCATATCTATTCATAACTTCTTGCGAGAGATCACAGCCCATTGACTTCAAAAGCTGAAAAAATGGATTAGTTTCATCAAACACTATATGTACTTTCATTATCGTTCACCTCACTATCATTAGTTTCAACCGCAGGAACGGCTTTTATTTCAACATCTTCACCAAACATAAGATATTCTATAAGCTGTTTTCTGTTTCCGCTGAACTCATGTTCAGCTTTAAAGTTTCTAAGGTCAGTGAAGAAACCTATAACACCGCTTATAGTACAAACCATAAAGCAGACAGCGAGTATAAACAAAACCAAGTTAAGCATTTTTCTACCTCCTAACGAGCCATACAAGAGAAAGGACCATAAGAGCAACGAGGACAACTAAAACAATATTTACTAACATAATAAACCTACTTTCTAAGCATAAAATATAATAACGTCAAGCTGATTGATAAAAGCATACCACCTATAATAGCCGAGCCGAGAGTAAAGCTGTATTTTCCAAATGGAAACGTATAAGACATACAGTTCATCAGGAATTTAAAAACTAATTCAATACCATGTATTATATCCATAATTCACCTCACGTAGGTAAAACAAGCTTGATAAGCGCAATAGCTAAGAACAGCACAAACCATGCAGAGAACACAGCATAAAACCATGACGGCAAACAGGAAAGAGCAGCAGTGAGAAAGTCCCAATATGTACCCGTTGTACTGAATATAGATTTTATATCCGTGAAATCAACAGAGCCGAAATTAGCATTAATTTTCTTTTTATCGAGATACTTGTTATAATCATCAGGTTGCATATATGAACCATCATTTATAACACCATCTGAACCTTTGGCAAGGTCAACGTCAGTAACCTTTGAAGGCGGTATATTACACAAGTCTTTGAGCTTTGTAGTCGAGGGATTGTAAGTGTTTCCGTCCTTATCCTTGTAAACTTTAGGAACATAATCAGGGAACTTTTCATAAGAAAATGGGTCGGAGATAACAGAATAAACACGATAAGCCTTGAATGTTTCAGGCTTGCCTGTTTCTTCATCAACGGACTTTACAAAATCATCAATCTTTTCACACGTCTTAAGGTTTGTAAAATCTTCTTGATAGGCATACGAGCCGAGCCAAGTTGAAGATGTTGTGTCCTCAGTTTTTTCACCATTCTGAGGAGTAACATGACCGTTATTCTTTACAAATACACCGATAACATTAACATAAAGCTTGCTATCATCAGTAAGACCATGTGTTTTATAATCAATAGAAGTGAGGTCAAAAGATACAGTAATCTTGCCGTCACGAGGAATAGTATAAATAGGAGTTCTACCTTGATATAATGTTAAATACGGCTCAAAAGTATCAACAGTATCATTACTATTCAAATCGTCAGAAGAAGAGCCGTCAGACTTAATTTTTTCATCATCTTGACCCTTGTAGTAATTGCCGTCATGGTTCATTGCATAAAGCACAACATCTTCATCAAAGAAACGTTGCAAATCATCACCTGGATTAAGAAGATTTTTTGAAAGACAACATAAAACGGCATAAGTGCCAGAGCCGTAAGCTTTTCCTAAGTCTTTTTCATTGAACGTTTTTAAAAACTCAGGTGTAAGCTTTATATCAAGGTTTATATTATTATTTTCAGCTGCTACAAGTCCATTTTCATCAGCATTAGCACCGCCCTTTGACGGATAGTAAATTTTATTTTGCATATTCAATGAAAGTTCGGGAGTATATGAAACAGTAAACGGAGAAGGAACTTTATTATCTTGACCAAATTCATATTTCTCACCAAATTTTACATTACAGTTTGTATCGTAAATCTGCCATGATAAACCATAGTCAAAATTATCTGTTGAAGATGTACCATTTACATATAAATCACCGAATAAAGACGTACGAGTATTTAAGAAAATACGATAAGAAGTAAATGATTTACTATCAGTATTTTTAATGAAATAAGATTTGTTTTTCTCATAAACTTCAAAATTATTGGAATTATCACAGTTAAACCAATAAAAGCCGATTTGATTAAACGAGCTATCATAATACGGCAACATCATAACATAATTTTTGAACTTGTCAGGATATTTTGATTTAAGCTCTGCTAAAGCTGTTTTATATCCTTTTTCAAATTCGGGGTTATAACTACCTGTTGGTAAGTCTGAATTAGTAAGTGCAAACGCAGGAACGGCACAACATATCATCACAACAAGTGCAGAGAACATACACAACACTTGCTTAATCTTTTTTCTCAATTTATCAACTTCCTTTCAAAAAAATTAAGCGGAGCATTTTGAAATACTCCGCTTATGTAAATGGTTTTGCTTATACAGCGTGTCTGAACTTTGCGAAAAGTCCTGCACCTGAGCCGAGAAGAGACAGACCTACAAGAATTGCAATAGGCACATTGCTTGTCATAGCATCCCAACAAGAACCAAAAACAGTAACGGCATTACTAAGCATTGTTGTTACAGCTTCCATTATTAGCAAAACTCCTTTCTTAAATTTTTATAACAGCGGTTTCACCGCTAATTATTTTGTGTTGCGGTGAAGTGTTCCGTCTGCATTGATAACGGTGATATCAACAAGCTGAGAACGTCCGTTAAAAATCTGATAGTTCAGCATAACATCACAGCCGAGAAGCTTATTGAAGTCCTCAGAATTTCCGTTGAGTCTGATTGCATTTTCGGTCGGAATTTTCAGCGTATCGACCATTTTACCGTGACAGTCGGGGTTATCAACTTCCTGCAGAAGCTGAAAGACGACCTTTTCAGGGCTGTTAATCTGCTTGCCCTCTATAACTCCGTTAAATGCTTTCTTTTTTGTCCAGCCTACGATAGTTGTTTTCATGTTTTTTTCCTTTCTGAGGTTTTTCGGCTTTTCCTCGTGCCTTTTCATTTGTGTTTCTTTTTCGTGTCCCTTTTGCCCCTGCTGGCGCTGGGGCGGAACGGCAAGCGACTTCATTCGCTTTGCTCATGAATTCCATTGCCTATTTTTTTAACTTAAATTTCTTTTCGCTTTGCTCAAATAAATTTAATTTAAAAAAATTCCATGGGACACTTACGTTAATTAAATATATACCATTGTGATACCACTTTGAAATTAATTAAATGATACCATAATGATACCAATATGTCAATATAAAAAGTTACCAAAATGATACTAGATTTTTTGTGAAATTTGTGGTACTATAATGGTATGGAGGTGATACAATGGAAACAACAAGCTTTATGTTAAGAATTTCTGATGAATTAAACAATAAACTTGTTGAAATTGCCAAAAGCGAGGGAAGAAGTAAAAATAAGCAGATTGAATACATACTAAAAAAGTATGTAGAAAGTTATCAAGAAAACAACGGAAAAATTAACATAAATCAAAACAACAACAATAATGCAATAGTGAAGATAAAGGGTAAATAAATGTTTGGTTTAGACAAGACTTTAGCATATATACTTATAGGACGAATTATCATAGATGCGTTAATCTTTTTGCTTATTATTTATCTAATCTGCAAATTTCTTGACCTTTGCAAAACTGTTAATGATCTTTCAAAGAGGAACAAGGAGCAGGCGGAACTATTGAAACAGCAGAATGAAACGCTTGTGAAGCTGGGGCAAATCATCATCAAGATAAACCAAGACAAAGACGGATAACAAATCACAATCCACACTTCAAGCCGTCGCCTAATCGGCGAGAATACAAAATGCTAACCACTACGAATAATGTTAAGAAGCGGTGCTTGCTTATCGCTCCGATATAACACAATCAGAACAAAGGGAACGCAAAGCCTTACGACAGTGTGCAGTCCTGCACCCCAGAGGTGGGCGCGTGGCGATGTCACACAAAGTTTTTCACTGCGTTCAAAACTTTGGCGACCGCCACTCAGGCAGGGGGCAGGCAGGGCGCACAGCACAGCTTTATGCGCCCTGCACCCTCAACATTTAATGCTTCGGACATAAAAAAACAGCCTACGCACTTCGTGCGTGGGCTTGGGGTGGTAGAGGTCGCCTGTTCAAATCAGGTCACTCCGACCAATATGTAAAAAAACGGCTTTCCGCTATTGTGGAGAGCCGCTTTTTAGTTGTCAAAATATTCTAACACAAAAAAAGCTCCGAAATGATCGGAGCTTTTGGTTTTATATTACATCTTCGCAAGCTTTGCAAATTCTGCTTTCAGTGCAGGATAGATCTCTGTGTAAAGCTTGTAGTATTTCTCATACTCAGGTACTCGCTCTGCTTCAGGCTGCTGTACCTTGTCGGTCTTTACTACTGCCTTACAAGCTTCCGGTACTGATGAGTAAATGCCTGCGCCTGTTGCTGCAAGAAGTGCTACGCCAAGGGCTGGACCTTCTTTCGATGAAGCTGTTTTTACAGGGCAGTTGTAAAGATCTGCGAGCATTGATCTCCACAGCGGTGAGCTTCCGCCGCCTCCGCATGCCATCATGTCGGATACGTTGATATCCATTTCTCTGAATACCTCAACGCAATCTCTCAGGGAGTATGATACGCCCTCCATTACTGCTCTCAGCATATCACGCTTTGTGTGCATTGCGGAAAGTCCGAAGAATACTCCTCTTGCGTCAGGGTCAAGATGCGGTGTTCTTTCGCCCATGAGATATGGCAGATAGAGAAGTCTGTTTGCACCAACAGGCACTTTCTCTGCTTCCTTATCCATGAGATAATATTCGTCAACGCCCATGCACTTTGCTGTTTCTTTCTCTGCATTGCAGAAATTATCCCTGAACCATTTCAGCGAAAGTCCTGCGCCTTGTGTAACACCCATAACGTGCCATGCGTTTGGTACTGCTGCACAGCAGGTGTGAACTCTGCCCTTTGGGTCGATAGAGATAGAAGAAGTGTGTGCGAATACAACGCCTGATGTTCCGATAGTTGTGAACGCCTTACCGTCCTCTGCAACGCCTGTTCCGATAGCCGCAGCGGCATTGTCGCCTGCTCCGCCTACTACTATAGTACCCTCTTTAAGTCCTGTAAGCTCAGCCATTTTCTTTGTGACCTTGCCTGTTACCTCGCATGACTCGTAAACCTTGCCAAGCATTGACATATCAATGCCAAGCGTATCGCAGACTTCTTTTGACCAGCAGCGGTTCGGCACGTCAAGAAGTTGCATACCGCTTGCGTCGGAAACCTCTGTTGCATATTCGCCTGTGAGGATAAATCTCAGATAGTCCTTTGGCAGAAGGATGTGTCTGCACTTTTCATATATATCAGGCTCGTTGTTCTTTACCCAAAGAATTTTCGCAGCCGTCCAGCCTGTGAGGGCAGGGTTTGCTGTTATCTTGATGAGCTTTTCTCTGCCGAGCTTTTCGTTCATTTCTTCAACTTCTGCGGCAGTTCTCTGATCGCACCATATTATGGACTTTCTAAGCACGTTGTTGTCCTTGTCGAGCATAACAAGTCCGTGCATCTGACCTGAGATACCAACACCTGCAACGTCCTCTTTGTTTACGCCGCTTTTGGTCATAACAGCCTTGATAGTGTTTATCATTGCGTTTGCCCAGTCAGCAGGATCCTGTTCTGCATAGCCGTTTTTAGGCTGATACATAGGATATTCAATAGTTACAGAAGAAATAACAGTGCCCTTTTCGTCGAAAAGCACCGTCTTAGTGCCGCTTGTGCCGCAGTCTACGCCGATTACATAAGCCATATTTTTTTACTCCTTTATAATATGTATAGTATCATTTGTTTTTGCTAAAACGATTACATTAATTATACAATATTTCTCTCTGAAATGCAATACCCATAAAACGTTTTCGCAAAATTTATCTGCACATAAAAAAGGACGGTGGGGCTACCGTCCTATAAGTTTGTTGAAAGACCTGGCGAACTTGTTGGCGGGACGTCGTGTCTGCGTTATTGGCAGGGTACTGTTTTATACCGCCATTTTAAGTCTAGTCTGCTTTCTCAAGCACAAAGAATGTGCTGCTGTTTTCGCTTTTCATTTCCTTTATAGCCCAGCCTGCCTCGATCAGACTGTTGAGCTTTTCAACTCGCTGAAATCTGTCCATATCCGGGGCTTTTCCATCATGGGCTTTGTCCTCATTTCTTGAAACATAAAATATCTTTTGCATATATATCCTCTTTCCCTGAGAGTGACAATTGTTCCCCAATTTTTATACAACTGTCGCATTTTATTGATTACATTATACTACACAAATATGGAGATTTCAAGGAATACCAAAAATTTTAACCTCTTTTTAACGCTTTAGTATTATTCTGATTTTTCATGCTTTTCAGTGCTTATTATATATAACGGCATAGGTAAGGTGAAAAAATGCACGTTTTCAGGGCTGTTTTATGTGATGATATGTACAAAAACTTATGACGAGTGAGTATTTTTATATGACAGCCCTTGACTTTTTTTTATAAAAGGCATATAATATTATTATTAATTTATATATTTATAGTCTTTATAAATAATGAAACTAAGAAACTAATTTATATGGAGGGTTTAACAATGGGTAGAGTATATAACTTCAGCGCAGGTCCTGCTGTACTCCCTGAGGAAGTGCTTAAGGAAGCTGCCGATGAAATGCTCGATTATAAGGGCACAGGTATGAGCGTAATGGAGATGAGCCACCGTTCCAAGGCGTTCGATGACATCATCAAGGAAGCTGAAAAGGACATCAGAGATCTTATGGGTATCCCTGATAACTATAAGGTGCTGTTCCTTCAGGGCGGTGCATCTCAGCAGTTCTCAGCCGTTCCTATGAACCTTATGAAGAACAAGAAAGCGGCTTACATAATCACAGGTCAGTGGGCTAAGAAGGCTTATCAGGAGGCTCAGAAATACGGCGAGGCTGTTGCTGTGGCTTCTTCTGCTGACAAGACTTTCTCTTATATCCCTGATTGTTCAGATCTGGATATCCCAGAGGACGCTGACTATGTTTATATCTGCGAAAACAATACTATCTATGGTACAAAGTACAAGACTCTGCCTAACACAAAGGGTCACACACTTGTTGCAGACGTTTCTTCCTGCTTCCTGTCTGAGCCTGTTGACGTAACAAAGTACGGCGTTATTTACGGCGGCGTTCAGAAGAACGTTGGTCCTGCCGGCGTTGTTATTGCTATCATCAGAGAAGATCTTATCACTGATGACGTTCTCGAGGGCACACCTACAATGCTCAAGTGGAAAACTCAGGCTGACGCTGACTCTCTTTACAATACACCTCCTTGCTATGGCATTTACATCTGCGGCAAGGTATTCAAGTGGATAAAGAAAATGGGCGGTCTTGAGGCTATGAAGGCTCACAACGAGAAGAAGGCTAAGATACTCTATGATTATCTTGACCAGAGCAAGCTCTTCAAGGGCACTGTTGTTCCTGAGGACAGATCTCTTATGAACGTTCCATTCGTAACAGGCGACGCTGAGCTTGACAAGAAGTTCGTTGCTGAGGCTACAGCAGCAGGCTTTGTAAACCTCAAGGGTCACAGAACTGTCGGCGGTATGAGAGCTTCTATCTACAACGCAATGCCTATCGAGGGCGTTGAAAAGCTCGTTGAGTTCATGAAGAAGTTTGAGGCTGAGAACGCATAAGCGTAACCTTATTATAAGAGAGGGTAATTTACAATGTATGAGATAAAGACATTAAATAAGATCGCTACCTGCGGTACTGATATCTTTGACAAGGCTAAGTACACAGTAAGCGACAATGCTGAAAATCCTACCGCTATAATGGTACGTTCAGCAAAGATGCACGATATGGAAATGCCTGAGAGCCTGCTTGCTATTGCAAGAGCAGGTGCTGGCGTAAACAATATCCCAGTTGAGAAGTGCGCAGAGCAGGGAATCGTTGTATTCAACACACCTGGCGCAAACTCAAACGCTGTTAAGGAGCTTGCTATTTGTGCGCTTCTTCTTTCTTCAAGAAAGATAACTGAGGCTGCTGCATGGGCTGCATCACTCAAGGGCACTCCTGACGCTCCAAAGACAGTTGAGGGCGGCAAGTCTAAGTTCGCAGGTCCTGAGATACTGGGCAAGACACTTGGTGTTATCGGTCTTGGTGCTATCGGCGGAAAGATCGCAAATGCTGCTGTTGCACTTGGCATGGACGTTATCGGCTACGACCCATTCCTTTCAGTAAACGCAGCTATCCAGCTCGAGCCTGCTGTAAAGGTAACTGCTGATATCAACGATATTTACAAGAACAGCGACTATATCACTATCCACGTTCCTTATACACCTGACACAAAGAACACTATCGACGAAGCTCAGATAGCAATGATGAAGGACGGCGTTCGTCTTATCAACCTTGCAAGAGGCGAGCTTATCAACAGTGCGGCAGTTGTAAAGGCTATCAAGGACGGCAAGGTTGCAAAGTATGTAACAGACTTTGCAGATGATGTTGTTCTTGGCGAGGAGAATGTTATCGTTCTGCCTCACCTTGGCGCTTCCACACCTGAGTCTGAGGACAACTGCGCAACAATGGCGGCTCACGAGCTTATCGACTATATCGAGAAGGGAACTATCAAGAATTCTGTAAACTTCCCTAATGCAGAGCTTGCTAAAACAGGCGACCACCTTGTTTGCGTGCTTCACAAGAACGTTCCTGCACTTATCGCACAGATCACATCTGTTGTATCTGACAAGGGCGCAAATATCGAGAACCTTGTAAACAAGTCTAAGAAAGACTGGGCTTACACAATGCTCGATGTTACAGGCGACGTTGACGCTGACGCTTTCAAGTCTATCGAGGGCGTTGTTGGCGTAAGAGTTCTTTAATTGTTGATAAAAGAAATTTTATATGCAGCAATGAGGCTGCCCACGGACGAACTGCGTCTTGGGCAGCCTTTTTTGATACAAAAAAGCTATAATTTAAGTGAAAAATGGAGGAATTTAAAATGGACAAACTTATAACAGCAATTTTATTTATCGGAATACCAATGGCACTGACTCAGCTTATTTACAGGATAGTTGACCACAAGGGTAACAAGACTGCAAAGCTTGCTGAGCGTTTTCCTGTGCTTGTGAAGAGAAAGTTTCTTGTGCAGATAGGCGGAGCAATGGCGTTCGTTATCGTGTTCGGGCTTGTCTCGCTTCTGCTTGACCTGCCTATCAAGGTGTTTTTCATTGTGTGCGGAGTTGTAGTGGGCGTGATAAACGGCATGGCGGTCACGCTTATGTACAGAGATTAGTCGGTTGCAACGTGGCAACTGGGGCAAAATAAAGGCGCTGTAAAAAAAAGCGCAACAAAGCCCGTGGATTTCCTCGATATGGAAGTCCACGGGCTTTAATATATCACA